GTGTACAGGGTCGGAGGCGGTTCACTCCTGGATTTCTGGGATACGTCAAATGTTGGCCTCAGCATGGGCTTAAGCCCGGAGGAAACGTATCAGAAGATCCTTGATCTCCAGGCCAGCCGTCAGCCATTCGACGTTATCACCGGCAAACGGCAGTACAGCAATATGCTGATCCGCGCGATTGAGGTGACGACTGACAAGGCCAGTGAAAATGTGCTGATGGCGGTACTGACGCTACGTGAATTAAACATGACTCAGACAGGAACGGTGACCGTCAGCAGCCAGCAAAATATGAAGGAAGGGGCAACCACGACTGGTGTGAGTAATACCGGCGTTAAAAACGCCAGACCGGTTGAGAATGTCAGCCTGTTACAGCGACTATCGGGGTGGTTCAATGCAGCTTAGAGAAATACCGCTCAGTGCGACCAGCCAGCAATTCACTATCAGCCTGTCAGGCCGGGTATGGCAGATGCGACTTATCTGGCGCGATGCGGCAGGCTGGGTGCTTGATATGCTCAATGCTTCCGGTGATCCGGTCATAACCGGCATACCGCTAATCCCCGGTACAGATTTACTGGCGCAATATGGCTGGCTTAATCCGGGGGGCAGACTGGTTGTCGTGACGGAAGATGAACAGCCACCCGGCGAAACCTCGCCCGGCCAGACGGCAAAATTTTACTGGCTTACTGATTAACCTGCTGCGGCAGGTTTTTTTTACGGACAAAAATCATGTCACAGAACTGGATAAGAAAATGTTCGCTGATCGTTGCCGATGAAAAAGGCGAAGGGCTGGAGCTTTCTTCCTTTCGCTGTACCTTCAGTATGTCGTGGCCGGATACGCGCTGGCCACGTACAGCGGTATTTAAAGTCTGGAACCTGAAACCTGAGACGGCGAACCGGATCCAGGCCGGAGAGTTTGCCAGCGTGCAACTGATTGCGGGGTACCAGGATAACTACGGGCTGATTTTCACCGGGAAAATCCGCTACTCCATCACCGGCAGGGATAACCCAACCGATACCTTTGTAATTATTCAGGCGGTTGATTCTCATGATGCTTACGATTACGCGACCATGAATACCACACTCAGTGCCGGGCATACGCAGGCCGAACAGCACCATGCTCTGCTGGAAGGGCTGGCACCTTACGGTATCGTGAAAGGCGCAGCACCGGATTTTGACGCCACGCGCTTCCCGCGAGGGAAAACGTATTTTGGCATGACCCGTGATGCCGCCGACAATCTGGCGGGGCAGTGCAGGGCTTCCTGGCAATATATCAACGGTCAACTGGTGATGGTGCCGGAAGATAACTATGTCCAGGAGGCCATTGTGATCAACAGCACTACGGGTCTTATCGGTATGCCGCAACAAACCATCATGGCGGGTGTCAACGTTCGTTGCCTTATCAACCCTAATATTCAGGTTAACGGCCTGATACGGCTGGATCAGTCCCTGATTTACCGCACCATGCTTCCGGACAGCGATATTGCCGCAGCACCAGGACGGATTGATACAGTAACGGACGGCGCGTTGCAACAAACGAACGGCAGCATTTCACAACCGGCCAGCCTTTCTACTGACGGGGACTATATCGTGAAAAATATCAGTTATTCAGGGGATACTCGCGGAAAGCCCTGGTATATGGATTTGGTCTGCATCGCTAAAGGCTCTGCTGACCTGATGAACGCATCAACGCTGAACAGGACAAGCTAATGGCGATATCCGTATCTGAAAGAGCGGGCGGTGAACAGGAACTGCTCGATACCCTGCATCATGCTCTGTCGTCACAACTCCGGGTGGCCATGCCTGGCATTATCCAGTCATTTGACGCTGAGACCGTCACCTGCACGGTACAGCCCGCGATAAAAGGGGTTATCAGTGACCAGAATGGCAGTACTCAGTCGGTAGCGTTGCCGTTGCTGGTGGATGTTCCCGTTGTCTTCCCGCGTGGCGGTGGCGTCACGCTGACGTTTCCGGTTGCCACAGGTGATGAATGTCTGGTGGTGTTTGCCGACCGCTGTATTGATTTCTGGTGGCAGAACGGCGGGGTGCAGGAATCTGTCGATCCCCGCCAGCATGATTTATCCGATGCGTTTGCGCTGCCTGGCCCACAGTCTCAGAAACAGAAAATCGGCGCTATCAGCAGCAGCGGTGCACAACTACGCAGCGATGACGGGCTGGCGTATGTTGAGGTGGCCGCAGGGCATGATATTACCGTTAAAACACCGGGTAAACTGTCGGCCAGCGCAGAGGGTGGCGCGGAAATAACCGCACCAGAGATCGTGCTTAACGGTAATGTCACCATCAACGGCAACCTGTCTCAGGGGATGGGTAGCAGTGGTGGTAGCGCGAACATTAACGGCCCGGTTACGGTTAAAAGTGATGTCACCGCAGCGGGGATCAGTCTGTCTTCACATGTGCATTCCGGCGTTCAGTCGGGCAGCAGCAATACGGGCAAACCACAATGAGATACCGGCGTGAAGATGAAAACAGCGATTACAGCTTTGGCCAGGGGGATGCCACTTTTCTGACTGATACCCCGGAAGCAGTAGCGCAGGCGGTGAAAACCCGTCTGGCGTTATGGCGAGGTCAGTGGTTTCTGGATACCGAAGAAGGGACGCCCTGGAAACAGGATGTTCTGGGGAAACAATATACAGATGCGTATTACATGGCGGTGAAGCAGCGGATCCTTGCGACCCCCGGCGTGCAGGAAATCAGCGCATTCTCCGTAACCCGCGATGCTGACAGTCGCAAAATGAACTTTACTGCAACCCTTCGCACCCGCTTCGGCGACACTTCAATTACAGGTTAACCATGCTGAATCTAGACTCTTTAGGGCTGGCGGCCACCGTGACCGACAGCGGGATAAGTGCGCCTGATTATCAGACGATACTCAGCCAACTCACGGGATATTTCCGGCAGATCTACGGTGCGGACAGCTATCTTGAGCCGGACAGCAAGGACGGCCAGATGATCGCCATTTATGCGCTGGCGATGCACGATGCCAATAACGCCGTCATTGCAGCGTATAACAGCTACAGTCCGGCCACCAGTACGGGCGCAGCGCTGTCGAACAATGTGGCCATTAACGGTATTGCGCGGCAGGCATCGGGGTATTCGAATGCCGATGTGTTGCTCACGGGGCAGGTGGGAACGGTGATAAAGAATGGCCGCGTGCGCGATAAGAACGGCAATCTGTGGAGTCTGCCATCAACCGTTACGCTCGACACGCACGGCAGCGCTACCGTTACAGCCGTCTGTACTCAGACCGGTCAGATTACAGCGCTACCTGGCGATATCAGCGAAATTGCCACGCCAACACGAGGCTGGCAGACCGTGACTAATCCGGCAGCGGCGGCAACCGGGAGACCGGTGGAGACGGATAACCAGTTACGCAACCGCCAGAAGAAATCTGTTGCACTGCCCTCGCGCACTGTGCTTGACGGTATTCAGGGCGCGGTCGCACTGCTTTCCGGCGTGGTGCGTCAGCGTGGGTTTGAGAACGACACCAGCGAGACGGATAAAAATGGTATTCCATCCCATTCTATCGCCATGATCGTTGATGGTGGTGATGTGAACGCCATTGCCAGCGCTATTGCATTAAAAAAGACGCCGGGGGCAGGCACCTTTGGCGATACGGCAGCACAGGTGACCGACAGTTACGGGATGCCGCGTAAGATCAGCTTTTCCCGCCCGAAAGATGTGCGCGTATCAGTTGAGATCGACCTGACGGCATTTACCGGATATACCACCCTCACCGGCGATAAAATCCGTTCTGCGGTCGCAGCCTACATTAATGCGCAACTGATCGGCGACAATCTGTACCTGACCCGACTGTATTCCCCTGCAAACCTGCCCGGTGATGAGGAAGGACAGACCTGTGATATTACCGCGATAAAAATCGGTCGCTCTGCGGGTGCTGTCAGTGAAGAAAATCTGCTGGTGGCCTTCAACGAGGCGATTAGCTGTACGGCGGATGATGTCCGGCTGGTGGTAACGTCATGAGAGACTATACCGACTACATTACGCCTGCACATCTGACCGCAGATAAATTCGTCCGGCACATCAGTCTTATCACCCGCCCGTTTACCGACATAGCCACGCAGGCCGGGCAACTGAACGCGCTGTTCAGTATTGACCACGGTAACGGGCCACAGCTTGATGCCGTGGGGGAGTGGATCGGCCTGTCACGCTACGTCAAAACACCGATAACCGGCGTCTATTTTGCGCTTGATACGGAAGGAGTGGGTTTTGACCAGGGAAGCTGGAAAAGGCGCTTTGATGCGGACAGTGGTTTTACCGAACTCGACGATGATACTTACCGGTCTGTATTACGGGCAAAAATTCGCGCTAATCACTGGGACGGCACCTGCAAAATGCTGGCCGATATTTACCAGGGTGTTATCCCCGATGAATCGGTAAAAATCTTCTTCACCGACAATCAGAATATGTCGATGGATGTTTACCTGACGGGCGGCGTTGTGCAGGAGGTAATAAAAGCGGTGCTTAAGCAGGGCTACCTCAATATCAAGCCGGAAGGGGTGAGGGTAAATAACTACACCGGTTCAGAAGGTGATAACGGTATTTTCGGTCTGGATGTTAACAATGAATTTATTTCCGGCTTCGATACCGGGAGTTGGGCTGTGAAACTCTGACGGTGCAGCTTACGTGGCATCCCCTGTGCGTTTATGCTGTAATGAAGAGAAGTTTTACAGATGTGCGGAGGCTCTATGTCAGAAACAATCAAAGGATATCTGTATGCCGCTGCAAGCGTGCTGGATATCTGGCCATCAACTAACTATCTGGAATTGATAGATAAAACATCCGATCAGGATGCAATCAAAGGCGATGTTCGCCGTGTGGCAATGGATATGAGGGCGATGGTGCAGCATGAAAGCCGGGAACCAGGACAGCATAACGCAGCCTGAACTTCAGGAGGATGCGGCATCTGTAGCGCTTAAAGAGGGGTTATATCAGGCCGTTACCCTTGATCCTGAGCTACGCGGGAGAGTTTCGCCTGATGTTGTTGAGCGTTTGTCCAGAAATCCTAACCTGATTTGTACTAGCTCAGACCTGATCTGACAGTTACCGGTTATTTATACAGGTGTCTGTCAGATTAAATCTGGTTCAGATTTTTTTCTGCCCAGACCCGTTTACCATCAAGTAAAGTTGCCATTGGCGTACGCCCGCAGCACATTTTACCCTGATGAGTTCGCTCATTATTGTCATGCCACAACCCGTTGTCCAGATCTGCCTGCAGGCTTTCCAGGTCTCCATATAACTTCTTGCGGAACGTAACCTGATAAAAATCCTGCAAAATGGTTTTATGGAAGCGCTCGCAGATACCGTTCGTCTGTGGAGACATCGCCTTCGTTTTCGTATGGTCGATATCGTTGATGGCCAGATAAAGCTGATAATCATGCTGCTCCACTTTACCACAGTACTCCGTACCCCTGTCGGTCAGTATTCTCAGCATCGGCAGTCCCTGAGCCTCGTAGAACGGCAATACGCGATCATTGAGCAGGTCGGCGGCGGTGATCGGCGTTTTACTTGTATACAGCTTGCAGTGTGCCACTTTTGAGTACGTATCCACAAACGTCTGCTGGTAGATACGGCCAACACCTTTCAGATTGCCAACGTAGAAGGTGTCCTGCGAGCCCAGATAACCCGGATGTGCCGTCTCGATTTCGCCGCTGGCCTCATCATCATGCGCCTTTTTCTCCAGCGCTGCGATTTGGGCATCGGTAAGCACAATGCCTTCTTTAGCGACTTTCTCCTCAAGCGCCTTCAGGCGTTTACGGAAGTTCTCCAGGTCGTGTCGTTGCCAGATGGAGCGCACGCCGCTGCCGGAGATAAACACGCCTTTTTTACGAAGTTCATTGCTAGTCCGATGCTGACCATGAGCCGGGAACTCAACGGCGTACTCAACAACCGCACGTTCCGTGGCCTCATCGGCGCGGTTCTTCAGGTTGGGTACCCTACGACTTTGATTAACCAGCGCATCAATACCGCCTTCTTCAGCCAGTTCCTGATAACGGTAAAACGTGTCTCGCGACACGCCCATGATCTTACAGGCTTTTGATACGTTACCGAGCTCTTCGGCCAGATTGAGTAAACCGGCTTTGTGTTTGATGATGGGATTGTTAGTATGAAGCATGAGAGTTACCTCGCGTTTTGTATAAGGATTCGACACCCATATCAAAACCGGTAACTCTCAACCTTTCAAGGCCCATTGTCAGATCAAGTCGCGACTAATACACCTTAAGTGACCAGCATTAACCTCATGGTGGTTTTTTTCGTATATAGACCTTTCTGCAATTCAAGGAATAAATAATGGCAAAGAATGATTTTTTACCGTTTGCTACGGCAGATGGCGCTAACGTATTGTCTGCGGATGAGTATCAGAAATTAACCTCGCGCAGCAACGGTTTCAGCGCAGGTGTGGCCCGTTCGCAGGAACTGAATACCGTATGGCGTCAATCCTCGGCAATGTCAGCAGCGTTAGGGCAATTTATTGCAGATAAAACCAATAAAGATGTTCTGGACGATGGCGATATTCAGGCGCTTCAGGCGGGATTTGAAGCAGCAGTTAAAGCCTGGGGTCAGGCGAACACGCCAGCAGCGTCAACTACGGTAGCTGGTATTACCAAACTCAGCAGCGCCACCAACAGTAATGATGAAACGATGGCTGCAACACCGAAAGCGGTTAAGGCAGCGTATGATCTCGCCAGCAAGGTTAGTGTGGATGCACTGTACCCGGTAGGGATTGTGACGTGGTTTGCGCAGAACAAAGATCCGAATACGCTGTTTCCGGGAACAACGTGGAAATATATTGGTGAGAACCGCACGGTGCGTCTGGCCAGCGCCAGCACCGTTTCTCTGGCGGCAATGCTCGATAACATGGCTGGTTGAAAGATCCGTAAGTAAAACATCGGCTATGTCGCAATCCAGCAGCATATCGAGCACATAGCGTTTTGTGCGGCCAGCCTTGCCACCAAGATTTGGATCGTTGATATAACGTTTTAACAGGTCCCCTACAGTCATTTTCCCGATGTCGTTGCTGTTGGGTACACCATTTTCTTCCAGTTCGGTTACGCGTTTTGCCCCCCATGTTTTGGCTTGAGCTAATTTACCAAAGGTTCGCGTTTCTCGGTGTAGATGTTTGCCACCTTCTTTGACGCCAGCAGTGCAGCGGTACCTTACAGTACCGTCAGCACACGGACGTTTTACTATGTTATAGTAAGCCATACTTCTGCCAATTCCTGTATCCAGGTACACCATTGATGTGGTGTACCCTATGGTGTACTGAGAAAGCAAAAATACGACATAAAGACAAAAAATGCACGAAAATAAAGAATCTTCCAACCTGCACCAAACCAGCGAAAACAGCGACACAGCGCCAAAATACAGCCCTTCACGATTCAGTGTTGCACCGATGATCGACTGGACTGATCGCCACTGTCGTTATTTTCATCGTCAGCTGACGCACCACGCACTGCTGTACACTGAAATGGTGACGACAGGTGCGATTATTCATGGCAAAGGGGACTATCTGGCCTGGAACCGAAAAGAGCAACCGGTTGCCCTGCAGCTGGGTGGCTTTGAGCCAGCGGCACTGGCCGAATGTGCGGCGCGGGCAGAGGCACGTGGATATAATGAAATTAACCTTAATGTTGGTTGCCCTTCTGACCGGGTACAGAACGGGCGTTTTGGTGCCTGCCTGATGGGCGAGGCCGCGTTGGTTGCTGACGGTATTAAAGCAATGCGTGAGAAAGTCACCATCCCTGTGACGGTGAAAACCCGCATAGGGATTGACGAACAGGACAGCTACGAATTTCTGTGTGACTTTATCCGTCAGGTTTCTGAAAAAGGCGGCTGTAAGACATTTATTATCCACGCACGTAAAGCCTGGCTTTCTGGCCTGAGTCCGAAAGAAAACCGCGAAATTCCCCCGCTGGATTACGCACGTGTTTATCAGCTGAAAAAAGATTTTCCGCATTTAACCATGTCAATCAACGGTGGCGTTAAGTCACTGGCGGAGGCCAGACTTCACTTACAGCATGTGGATGGCGTCATGATGGGCCGTGAGGCGTATCAAAACCCGAGCCTGCTGGCGAATGTCGACCGTGAGCTGTTTAGATGCACTTTGCCACCTGCGGATCCCGTCTCGGTGGTGCGTGCGATGTATCCTTACATCGAATATGAACTGGCACAGGGGACCTGGCTTGGTCACATCACGCGTCATATGCTGGGGCTGTTTCAGGGCATCCCCTGTGCCCGGCAGTGGCGACGCTATTTGAGCGAAAATGCCCATAAGCCGGGAGCGGGCATCGACACGCTGGAACAGGCGCTGGCTTTGGTTGCCGGCAAAATGCCTGCTGGCGCGTAGCTGATGGTGGCGAACTACGCAGGATTGCCATATTTTCACTATCCAATGGTGCTTAAGCACCCTCTGCATTGAAGTGACAGCATTTAAGAGGGGAAACGCTGTGGCAGGAAATTTCGGCACTTCGGGGTTTCCTGTCTCACATGTTAAGGGATTGATGCCCAGGCGCATGGACGCCCGGGTTAAGCTGACCCGCGAAAGCCTTTCCGTAGGAACTTGTCGTCTGGGTGATTGCCGGGTATCTGTAATAGCTGTCAGCCATAGCGCAAAATCGTAAACTTCTGTTTAAATACACTCTCTGTACCATTGATATCAAGCCTGTATTAACTGGCACAATTGACCTGATATCTCCTGTGGCTGATGGAAAAGATGATTAAATTAATGTATTGCGGGTATATTAGTTCGATGGGTGGCACTACCGCCACCCCAACTCTGCTTGCTTAATCGGAAATTAAATTTTTCCAGATTAATTTGTCAGGCAGTGTATTATATAAATCATTCTTTCTTCATCGTGCAATCCTGAAGAGTTTATTATTGCCCTGTCAATTTTGGGCGCAACGATAAAGTAAAGCATTTTCATATTGTTCTGGTATAAATGATGGTAAACTTGGTCGTGACGCAGACTTGCTGATCACGTATGCTTTGCGCTTTGGATGTAACATATGGCTAAAGTTGATGTCGTCTGCCCTCAGTGCAATGAAACTCATGCTGTACGATGTAACGGACATTCAGCATCCGGTGCCCAACGTTACATCTGCAAGCATTGTTCAAAGACCTTTCAGCTCAACTTTAGGCTACTCCGGTGCCAAACCAGACATACACCAGACCATTGTTAATATGGCCATGAATGGTTCCGGATGTCGCGATACCGCACGGGTCCCCGGTATCAGCCTCAATACGGTTCTGCGGCACGTAAAAAATTTCGCCAAAGCAGGTAGCTGAGAATATCGACCCCGAAACGGAGGTTGTTATCTGCTGTGAAGCCGGTGAACAATGGTCTTACGTGCGGTGTAAAAGCAATCCCCGGTGGTTGTTCTATGCTTATGACCGTATCCGCAAACGTGCTCTGGCCCACGTCTTCGGCCCGAGAAATGCCCCGACCCTGCGACGATTGCTGGCCCTGTTAGGCAAATTTAACATTGCCTTTTATATGACAGATGCCTGGCCGGTTTATAAAGTTCTGTTAAGTGCAACAGGCCACGTGGTGAGCAAGAAATATACCCAACGGACAGAACGACATAATCTTAATCTTCGCACACATATCAAACGACTGACCCGCAGAACAATTTGCTTTTCGAAGTCAGAGGAAATGCACGATAAGATCATCGGTTGGTATCTTACTCTTCATCATTATCAATAAATCTGCGTCACGACCAATTTCCCTACCGCTACTGCGTATGAAATTATGCCAGGCAAAATTTAGAAGGTACAGGCGAGAAAATAAATTTTTTATTCTGATATCAGGAAATGGCATATATAACAAGCAGCTAGGAAGCAGTTTTAATCCGAACTTTTCCCTACGATGACGATTGTTTCAAACCGTGCGGGATTTTGACAGAACAGAATATGACAAAATCCCTTTCAGGCCACGCGGCCATTTAACCCTGTGTTAATTTTCGCAATTCATTAACACACGTTTTCTTTCGGTATTAACCTGGTATACACGCATCTCACCTTTATTTTGGGTAAAAGAAAATGTATGGCGCTGACGATAAGGGTTATCTTAGTTGGGCTTAAGCAGCGGTGACAAAATTTCGGGGTCTGAGCCTTCAGGAAGCTTGCATGGGTTCAGTGTCCACAGGGCGTCGTCTCGCGCTGAGAGCCGATATGCCGTTATATGAACGTAAATAGCCTTATACTTTTTAGCAGGAGGCGTTGTGCCAGTTCTTCTGGTCGGGCGAGCAGGATAGATTAACCCGGCTGTGATTCAGAGTAATAATATTACACTATTAAGTGGTGAATATCATCACCACTGTTTCCTGAGCTTTTCCAATATCTCTACATATCATAAAGTTAGATTGTTTATCTTTCTGGCACGTATTTTGTAATACCTTTGTCACATCTGATAAAGGAGCACCCTGATGGAATTCCTGTTTGTTATGGGTTTTTTTGCGATGTTGTTACTGATGGGCATTACGCTGCCAGCCATCATCGCGGCGTTAATTGTGGCGACAGCACTCATGGTGGTGGGCGGCATGCTTACTTTTGTTATTAAAATATTTCCATATTTATTGTTAGCGGTAGTGTTGGTGGGAGTTTACCGTCACTATCAGAGGAAAAAGTCAAGGTGATAAAGTTAATAATTTATATTAATTTCAATAGGCAATAATAACTTTGCCTGCGTGGCATACTACCAGGTACACCTCGAAAAGTGTTCAGATAGCCTTTTAAATTAAACATATTTTTTACTTAGGAATTCTGCGATGATGCCTTCATTGAATTTATAAAGAATTCATAGCCGCTGACCCTACAAACAGCACCTACAACAAAAATAAAAAAGGGCTTCCTGCGGGAAGCCCTTTTTTATTTTATCCTCATGGAATCAACAAACTCGATCCCTGCGTTGCGCGGCTCTCCAGCGTTTTATGCGCCTGCTGCACGTCACTCAAGGCAAACTTCTGCTGTTCCGGCACATCAACCCGGATTGCCCCGCTGGCAATCAGTGAGAAAAGCGCATTGCTGGCGCTGATTAATGCATCGTGCGTGGTGATATAGCCGTTGAGTGAAGGACGTGTCACATACAGCGACCCCTTCTGATTGAGAATGCCCAGATTGACGCCGCTAACCGGGCCAGAAGCATTGCCAAAACTGACCATCAAACCACGGCGTTGCAGGCAGTCCAGTGATGCTTCCCAGGTTTCTTTGCCCACGGAGTCATAAACCACCCGTACTTTTTTACCCTGGGTCAGCTCACTCACGCGCTGGGCCACGTTTTCTTCGCGATAATTAATGGTGGCCCAGGCTCCTGCCTGCTTTGCCCGCTCTGCTTTTTCAGCGGAGCCGACCGTACCGATCAAATGTGCACCCAGGGCTTTGGCCCACTGGCAGGCAATCAGCCCCACACCGCCTGCGGCGGCCTGAAACAGAAAAATTTCCTCTGGCTGAACGACATAGGTCTGCTGGAATAGATAATAAACGGTCAACCCTTTCAGAAACGACGCTGCCGCCTGTTCAAAGGAAATCGCATCGGGGAGCAGTACCAGCTTATCACTGTGCACCGCATGATATTCGCTGTAGGCACCGGGCGCTGACTGGGCGTAGGCTACGCGATCGCCGACCTTGACCGCGGTTACGCCCTCACCGATGCTTTTCACCACGCCTGCCGCTTCTGTGCCTAATCCGCAAGGTAAGGTCGACGGATACAATCCGCTGCGCATATAGGTATCGATATAATTAATACCAATCGCCTTGTTTTCGACAATCACTTCTCCCGCGGCCGGTTCAGGGATTACTACATCAGTCACCTGCATGACTTCCGGGCCGCCGTGCTGGCTAATTTGAATTCGTTTTGCCATGGTCACTCCTGTTGATTGCATGTCATTGAGTAAGGACGTAAGGTGGCCAAACGGGTATACTTGCGCACCTTTCCCCTCAGATTTTTTGGTATCTCATCACTATGGCAGGAAATAAACCCTCCAACAAATCCGCTGAAAGTCGTGGGTTGGTTGACCGACAAATGGATGGACTGAAATTGCCGCCCCATTCTTTGGAAGCGGAGCAATCTGTGTTGGGCGGGCTGATGCTGGATAATGAACGCTGGGATAACGTCTCTGAACGCGTAGTGGCTCAGGATTTTTTTAGTCGCCCTCACAGGATAATTTTCAGTGAAATGCAGCGCCTGCTGGAGCAAAGCAAGCCTATTGACCTGATTACCCTTTCGGAATCAATGGAAACTAAAGGTGAACTAAGCATGGTGGGCGGCTTTGCCTATCTGGCTGAGTTATCTAAAAATACGCCAAGTGCAGCTAATATCGGTGCCTATGCAGACATTGTGCGTGAACGTGCGGTGGTGCGGGAAATGATCGCGGTTGCGAATGAGATCGCCGATGCGGGTTACGATCCGCAGGGCCGTACCAGTGAAGATCTGCTCGATCTGGCTGAATCACGGGTGTTTCAGATTGCTGAAAATCGCGCAAGCAAAGATGAAGGGCCGAAAAGCGTCGATCAGATCCTTGAAGCAACCATCTCGAGGATTGAATCGCTCTATCAGACGCCGCACGATGGCGTCACCGGGGTTGATACCGGCTATCAGGATCTGAATAAAAAGACCGCGGGTTTGCAGCGATCCGATCTGATCATCGTGGCCGCGCGTCCGTCGATGGGTAAAACCACCTTTGCAATGAATCTTTGTGAAAACGCAGCGATGCTGCAGGATAAACCGGTACTGATCTTTAGTCTGGAGATGCCCGGTGAGCAACTTATGATGCGTATGCTGGCTTCGCTGTCACGCGTTGATCAAACCCGCATTCGTACCGGCCAGCTCGATGATGAAGACTGGGCGAGGATCTCCAGCACCATGGGCATTTTGCTGGAAAAAAAGAATATGTTTATCGATGATTCTTCTGGTCTGACGCCGACGGAAGTGCGTTCCCGTGCGCGGCGAGTTTTCCGTGAGCATGGCGGTCTGAGCCTGATTATGATCGACTATCTGCAATTGATGCGGGTGCCCTCGCTATCCGATAATCGTACGCTGGAGATTGCAGAAATTTCTCGTTCTCTTAAGGCGCTGGCGAAAGAACTACAGGTGCCGGTAGTGGCGCTATCACAGCTTAACCGCTCCCTTGAGCAGCGAGCGGATAAACGTCCCGTCAACTCGGATTTGCGTGAATCCGGCTCTATCGAACAGGATGCTGACCTGATTATGTTTATCTATCGTGATGAGGTTTATCATGAAAACAGCGATTTGAAAGGCATTGCGGAAATTATCCTGGGTAAACAGCGTAACGGCCCTATCGGCACGGTGCGCCTGACATTTAACGGTCAGTGGTCGCGTTTCGATAATTATGCCGGGCCACAATATGACAATGAATAATTATTTTTATTCATTCTCTTTTTAAATATGCTCTTCCGAGGTCGTGACGCAGACTTGCTGATAACGTATGCTTTGCGCTTTGGATGTAACATATGGCTAAAGTTGATGTCGTCTGCCCTCAGTGCAATGAAACTCATGCTGTACGATGTAACGGACATTCAGCATCCGGTGCCCAACGTTACATCTGCAAGCATTGTTCAAAGACCTTTCAGCTCAACTTTAGGCTACTCCGGTGCCAAACCAGACATACACCAGACCATTGTTAATATGGCCATGAATGGTTCCGGATGTCGCGATACCGCACGGGTTCTCGGTATCAGACTCAATACGGTTCTGCGGCACGTAAAAAAATTTCGCCAACGCAGGTAGCTGAGAATATCGACCCCGAAACGGAGGTTGTTATCTGCTGTGAAGCCGGTGAACAATGGTCTTACGTGCGGTGTAAAAGCAATCCCCGGTGGTTGTTCTATGCTTATGACCGTATCCGCAAACGTGCTCTGGCCCACGTCTTCGGCCCGAGAAATGCCCCGACCCTGCGACGATTGCTGGCCCTGTTAAGCAAATTTAACATTGCCTTTTATATGACAGATGCCTGGCCGGTTTATAAAGTTCTGTTAAGTGCAACAGGCCACGTGGTGAGCAAGAAATATACCCAACGGACAGAACGACATAATCTTAATCTTCGCACACATATCAAACGACTGACCCGCAGAACAATTTGCTTTTCGAAGTCAGAGGAAATGCACGATAAGATCATCGGTTGGTATCTTACTCTTCATCATTATCAATAAATCTGCGTCACTACCCTCTTCCGGCAGTAAATAACTGCTGGAAAGCGTCTGCAATAATATGGAATTTCATTACGTAAATACAGGTTAATAACAATAATAAAATCCGTGCTGGAGTCATTATTGTTATTTTCTTTTAATTTTTTATTTTTTTTAATTTCATCTTACTCCTCTTCCTGCGCAATATTTTCCTCGTTCTGATTCACAGGGTTTTTTACCGTGCCTTGAGGAAAACATCCTCATTGCATAAAGATAAATTCAACTGACGAGAGGTTTTTTTATGAATGGCGATGATGTTAAGCACGCTATATCGTCCGGGGTTCAGTCTGTCACTATTGCGCTGGAAATCTCTGCTGGCAGTCGTGTAACGCTCAGTGCGGTTCAGCCCTCCAGCTCCACTCACTATTCTCTACGCTATCACTGGCATGCCAGTTCAGGGGCGACGGTGAGCGCACCAAATGAAGTAGAAACGTCGATCCTGATGCCGGAAGTGACGACAGTGACAAGGGTGGATATCACACTCACCGTCACGAATGGCCGCGGTGATATCGCCCGGAGCTCCTGGCCTGTGTGCGTATTACCGGTGAATGGCGGCAGCGGAAATAACCAGCCTGACTATCCTTTGTGGAATCGTACCTCAACATACCCAGGGCAAAGTCGGGTCAGCCACAATGGCGGAAATTATCAGGCCAAATGGTGGATTGCTACGGGTGTTGAACCTGGATTGCCGAATACCACCGGGCCTGCTACAGGTAATTCCCTGCCCTGGATAAAAATTTGA